AAATAAAACATTAGACAAATTACGAATGTTGATACCGGTGGAGCTAGTTCCATAGCTAGCAACCACAATAGCATTCTCTTCTGTTTCAATAATCTTACGAATCTCTTCACGTTTTTCTCCATCCACGGAACCCGATATAAAAAATACTTTACGATCAACCACTTCCTGAGAAATCATATCAAATAATACTTTACCATGTTTATCAACATATTGGAATAATAATAATGTATTACCAGTAAGTGATAATGCCAGATTTTTGATAAACTTATTTCTAGGTGTGTGCTTTACCAGGAAGTCCATTTCTGCTTGATAATCAGCACCAGCCATAAGTTTTCGAATATCATCCGGATATTTGAGTACTAGAGCCTTGATGAATAATTCAGCTAGATGTTTTTGTTCCATAAGTTCAGCTGTAGTAGTGATCTTACGAACGGGTCCAAATAAACCCTCTAGTACTAATTTATGTGTTTGTGTACCGTCAAGTGTACCGGTAAAACCAAATCTATATTTGCATTGATTTAATTTTGTCATAATTGAAGTCAGTGATTTTGCTTTAAATAAGTGTGCTTCATCACCGATGACAGCATCAAACTGTTGAAACCATTGTTTAGGTAATTTAAAAATTGATTGCCAGGTTGAAATTACAAATGGCTGATCTGTTTGTTTCTCTTGACCAGACATGATCTTATGGATCATTCCTTTAGGTAATCCATAGTCTTCAAAGTCAGATGCCATCTGATGAACAAGTGAAGTGGTCGGAACAATAATAAGTGTTTTTGATCTATAAAAACATGAAAGCATATAGATGATGAGTGACTTGCCGGATCCGGTAGGTGACAATAAAACACCTCTGCGTTTTCTTACGGCATGCATAAATGCTTCGACTTGATATTCTCTTGGTGGATATTTAGTTTGTAGTTTTTCTATAAATTGATTGGCTTCATATAATGAAAATTCGGTGTCACCAAATGGCCCATCAAATTCTACTGTGTATTGTCTACTGTTACAAAAAGTTACAAGTTGATCTTTAAGACCAGCATAAAGTAAACAAGCCATGGGATTGAATAGTCTAATTTTTCCATCCCAAACTCTATTCTTATAAGCGGGACTGAACTTAGCACCAGGAACATCAAACGTAAAATAGTCTGATATTTCCATTGCTGTAGATGGTTCACAATCTACTTTAATATATGTTTCATCGTAATATTTTATAGTAACTAATTCCATTAACCACCCATTGTAAACTTCACAAAATCAATAGCATTTTTGATGATGTAGCCTCTTGTTTGAAATGACTTAATAATTGATTCAATATATTCAACTTTTTCTTGTTGTCTGCCAATTTTTAATGAGAGGTCGACAATATCTTTATCGGCTTCAATATACATTGGAATATCGGGCTTTAATATTATACCCCTAGGTGGTAATTCCCATCCCAATGCTTTTGTTTCTTCAGTATGACCTTGTGTAAAGAATTCATACTTTGCAAGTTTTAGTTGTTTAAATTGAGATTCTTGTTTTCTTAATGTTTCTTTTTCTGTAACCAAATATGTATAATACTTATGATGAAGTTTGGGAATTTTAAGACTTTCAAGACCTAATTCGGTCCGATCAATCTCACTATCTTTCTTCCATTCTTCGTGTACATTTTCAAATTTCATAACAACACCTATCAATTATTACTAGTAATATATCTTACTTTTAATAACATGTCAACAAAAATATTTCTTTTTAATAACTTAGCCGACTTTGGTAATATCGTAAGTAATATATCTGAATTTTGCAGATGCTTCCAAATAACTAACATCTTCCATAGTTGTATTAAAAACAATACCTGTCAATAAAATAGGAAATGCATCTTGAAATACTATACTGTAATTTGGATTTTTATTGCTTTTTAGAATTGTAAGAATAATATCTGAATATTGACCATTACCAGAATATGGTGGTTGATTCTTTATTGTCTTAAATTCTTCATAAGAGCGTTTACCAAGCGCTCTGATCCATTGATGTATTTCCATATAATTTTGTAGATCTTCATCGACTCTAAATGAAATGTCGAGTTCATCATACATCAAGTGGTCACCGGCATATGGGACACGAATCAATGGATTATTTACATCAATTTCTTGTAATGAAAGTCCAGGGATATTAACTGTTTGAATAAAAAAGTTAATGTGAGGTGCACGCTTCAACTGAAATTTAAAATTGAGCGGTGAAAGAAAATTGCGGTTGGTTATTGAATCATCAATTGCGGTCATGTCTGGTTACCTATTATGAATGTTTAACTAATTTCCATTCGTCATCACCAACTTTTCGGTGAATTTCGTGATTTAAAATCTTGCCATGTTTTGTTATAGCTACCGTCATTGTATGCTTTTGAGCAGCATTTGCCATTATAATATTTCTTATGGTAGAATTAGGATCATCGCGTTTATGAGGTCTCGCGTAGATTTTGTGTTCGTGACTGTCTATATACGTTTTATAATCAGGGTGGCTCGCGATAGATTTCATCTGGCGCTTGTTAAAAATTTCACCAGGTGAAGAATATGATTCATTGATAAACTGTTTAAATGTAAGCATCATTGTTGTCTCCCTGACTATTTATACATAAAAAAAGGGGAGCTTCGGCTCCCCTTTCTAGTTGGACTGGTTGGATCCAGTCTCGTTATTTGTATTTATATTTTGTTTTCTTTTAATCCAAGCTTCTTTTAGTTTTAATCTTTGATTTTCTTTCCACTCGGGATTTGACCAACGAGCTTGGAGTTGTTCAGAACAAAGTACATCTTGTTCTGTTCTCGACATTTTTTGTTTTGGTTTAGCTCTGGGCCTGTTAAATTCACCAGAATCCCATTTTTGCTTCAATGTTTCTGATGTTTTTCTTTTTGCATCTTCAGATCGAGTAGTTCCTAATTTAGCTTCTCTGAGTGCATTTTTATGTTCATTAGTGAATACTTTGCCTTTTTTGGCTTCTGATATTGCTTTTGCTTTTTCAGGCGAACAAGGTCCGATTGATTTGCCAGTCTTAGCTTTGGAAATCTTTTTACTAACAGTTAGTCTAGATTGTTCATTATAGTGCCAAGTAGAATTATTTTTTATATTTAAATTATAATATCTTGGATTATCATTAATAGGTTTAATTTCTTCTGCTTTTATTAATTTTAGCCACTTTATTTCTTCATCATACATTTCTTGTCTTGTTTGTATATTTCTTTTAATAATTCTTCTTTTAAAATCATATGGTCTATGTTTATATGCTTGTTTCATCCATTTTGAGGAGCAAATATATCTATCATTTTCAAATCCCCAATGGCACCCAAGATAATATCTTTTGTGTTTTACATCTAACCAAAGATAAATGAAACCGGTTTTAATTTTACTCATAAAAAAATACTCCTAGAAAGTAAATCCTAGGAGTATTTATATGTTACTATCCTTAGATAATGGTTAATAATCTAAGAAAGTATGTCTTCTACATCAAATTATTAACAACCACACGACGGTAGTAGTAGTTAGTATTGAATGTCAGAGCGCCTGAACCAACGGTAGCACCTTGAGCGAATGGATTGGCAACCATACCATAACGAGTCTTGAAGCCAATCTTCGGTTGGAATGTTGACTGATCAACAGCTCTTACCATTTGTAGTGGAACATATGGGCAATAGAATAGACCGGCATCGAAGGCAGATGAACCCTTATAACCAACGGTCAGATAGTTACCACCGAGAGCATATGGGTCAATATAAACCTTGAGGCGACCGTTGAGAACACCAGCAAAAGTATTGCCTGTGTCGTCAACTTGCAGGTTATTTGAGTTCAGGGCAGGGGCATAGTCAAGAACACCGGCCATTTGAAGGGCAGAGGCAACATCTGAAGAACAGATAACGATGTTGCCCTTACCACGACGGGTTGTACGAGCAATGTAGTTAGCTTCACGTTCTAGTTGGAACATAAGGCCCTTGAACTTTTCAACAGACCAACGGCCGTTTGAGTCGGTGTCAAGATCGAATACACCAGCAGTTGTTGTATTGTCTTGTGCACCGGTTACGGCAGTGATGTTGATTGTGCGAACAACTTCACGGTTGATTTCAGCAAGGATTTCAGCGGAAAGAATGTTAGCAAGTTCAGTTTCAGCATCGAGACCATGAATAGCCTTGAGGTCTTGTGCCAGTTCCATGGTGTATTCAGCCTTAAGGGCACGTGACTTAGCAGTTACGGTAACCTTTTCGATTGAGAAGCCCATTTGAGCAAAAGCACTGTTACCATCGGCACCAAGTACTTCAGCCTGAGCTGTTGACATTGCTGTACCGGTGTTATAACCGTTAACGGCAGACATGATAGAAGTATTTGTATCACCTGGGATTGTACCAACGAACTTCTGACCGAAGGTATTAGCACCAGTTGTTACTGAAGAGAATGTTGAATCAACTTCGTTATAGAAGGTTTCACCACCAGCTTTAGTATTACCAATAGCAGATGTATTACCAAGAGCAGCAGAGTTACCATAACGTGAGCGCATAGCAAAGATCAAGCCTGTTGGGCCAGTCATTGGCTGTGTGCCGCAGATGTCATAAGCAATTAGGTTAGGCATTGAACGACGAACCAGTGAGATAAGTACTGGA